TGTAATCTCCTTATGCGTTAGCGGCCAATCCGGCCATGTAAGTTTCAATACGAGACGTGTAATAAATTGCTTGTGCAGTGGTGAAGTTCAGACCAAGCGAGAACCAGCGAATGCTATCCTGCATCTGCAGAACAATACTACCAGACTCGTTAACAGCACCGATGAACACTTCAAAGTTAGTACGCGTAGTACTAGTGGCTGTAGCGTCACCAATGTCCACGCCGCTGCGAATATGCTCGACAGTGTTGCTGAATGTCCTGTGTCCAAGCATAGCTACGTTAGCCGTCTCAGGAGGACATGCAATAGAACCCGGTCCTGTATCTTGGTTGACACGTACAGTCATACCGCCAGACAGTCTCGGCACAAGGATAATCTGGTTAGCAGCAGAGCCTACACGAGCACCACCAAAGGCTCTCGTAGCAACAATCGTACTACCAGTCATACCGCCGATGTGTGCACTATTCTGTGTCAGGTTAGACGAGCTAGCCGGGAATACGCCAGTACGGTGGTAGTTCAAACCACTATACGTAAAGCCAAGATCGGTACTAAACGTGGGCGAACCTACACCAATAAGGTTACGAGCATTATTGCCCTTCCAGTCGAGTAATGCAGCCTCAACGTTATGAGCAGCAGGTATCCACATAGCCTCTAGACGAGTCCAAATACCCTGCGCTTTCAGGTCCACGATAAGAGCGTTCATATGCTTCTTACGCGGTACTGAGGCCGGACTTGTAGTCATCTTGGCAAAGAGTGCAGAAGCCTCGGCTTCATATACCTGCGCTGTACCAGAGGTAGCGGATGCACTCCCACCGGGACCGGTAGCAGTAACTGTACACGTGATATCGCCGCCAGTATCTCCGGCCTGTGTAACATACGTGCTAGCAGTAGCGCCTACGATATTAGTACCATTGAGCTTCCACTGGTATGCAAAGGACACTGCGTTGTTCCAAGAGCCAGTTGTGGCTGTCAGCGTAGAGCCGACAACATCAAGACCAGTAACCACCGGCAAAGAGGTATTCACAGGTGCTGGCTGAGTTACAACCTCACCACCAAAGCTAATCGGAATATGCGGAGTTGTACCGGGCGTACGAATAAGGGTGCGCCGGTCAGTGCCCCATTTAAGGCTATTAAGCCTGCGCTTTACTACGCCATCGGCCATAAAGACTCCTATTTGATGCTTGGTATATTCTTAGTCACGACTGTGCGTGTCTTAGTCTTAGCTTTCTTACCACCAGCCAAGACACGCTTTACAGCCTGATACGAGTATATCTTACGATCTGGCATTAGCTTGCTACGATAGCAGTGATAACACCACCAACGATAGTAAACGTATAGCCGTTCGTATAAGAGCCCGTAATAGCTGGAGCAGTCACCTTAACACCAGAAGCTACCACTACAGAGGTAGAGGGAATCTGGTTCAGGTCCAGACCAGCAGCGTTAGCAAACGTCTTGAACGTCTGTACTACATCTGGCTTAGACTGCGGACTACGGCGAACGAAGTCGAAAAGCTTATCCAGAGCAGCGCGCATACGGGAAAGATCACCGGCATACTCACGCTTGGACGGCTTAAGATACTTAGGACGTGCCATTATTTGTCTCCATTATATGTATGGAAGCGTTCGAGGGGCTGTCTGCGTACAGCAGCTGCCTTGATCTCGCCTACGCGCTTCTTGAGCAGTTCCTGATCGCGGCCACGGCGGGACTTGATATGTGCAAGCCCCACCATGATCGTTGCTAGGATTAGCTCGTGTTTCTCCGGTACACCCTTGACGGAACCGGCTGCCTGAATCAGAGCTTTACGCAAGTCTGATGTAATACCCCACTGATCCATAGGCCAGACAATGTTGGCCGGATTAGCAGGAACGTTCTCTACGAGTGTTGCCCATTTGGGCTTCTCAACTGTCATCTTCCTAGCCTTCCTATCTTACCCAATCCGAAGCGATTAGCCTGTACCTGCTGTAACTGTCTGCTAAGGGTACGGCCATCACCTAGTGGGTTCTGCATCATTTTCTTGTATGCTTCCTGTTGTGCCTTGGCTACTGCCTTGAGACTATCCTGATTGACAGCCTCAATCCACATACGCACTGCGCCGGCTAGAGCATCGAGCCTATCCTCGTGAATAAGAGACTTCTTATCACGGGTAATACGAGCCAACTGCCAGAACAGGCTATAGGTGTGCCTAATCTCGCTAGGATGTTTCTGGATACTATTCCAGTCCTGTAGGATTAGCTCCTCAGACATAACAAGCTTGCCAGCGCCTAGCAGTGGTTCAAGGATATCGATGATGCGTAGCTCTTTCTGCCCGCTTTCCCATACGTCCTCTATGCCGATGGTTAGACCTTCCTTAGCAGCTTCTCGCATAAGCAAGGGTTGCCAGACTTGTCTAAGTGCACCGTTACCAAAGTTCTGCTCTACAGCAATAGCTTTGACTTTCCACTTAAGCGCAATATTGGTAAGTGGCGTAAATACCTCTGGATCGAGGCCACCTTTTACACCACCTGATGCTAGAACGTATACACGTCCTGCACAGAATGCAGTTACAGCGTATGCGGTTTCGTCACCGTTCTGACCACCGCCACCGGGGTCAACGTACATATAAGGTCCCATCAGAGCGCCAAAGTCCTCAGCCTTCTGGACAAGATAGAATTTGTCTTTGATAGGGAAGCCATCCGGCATCTTAATCTCATTGTCCGATGTACGGACGAAACTAAGCGTCATAGGAGCATTCATACGCACGGCATCGAAGCCACAGAAGCGTATTTGTGAGGTCTTCAAAGGATACCTATCGGCGTCGGCTAGCTTCGTACTCAGCATATGCTGTAGCTGGAAGTAAGCTGCACCTTGGTCAATTTCCTTTGCGGTGAGGGTTTCCTCGCCTAGCAGTACCGGATCAACCGGCTGACCACGATCACCAATAGGACCGCCACCAGTCCTAAGACTAGGGTTAGTAGCGATCCTATCGGTAATCCACGGCGCTAGGAAGCCATCATATCCTTCTTCTTCCTTCTCGGTAGGGTATCTACCCGGCCAAATGCGGATAGCTGTACCACGGCCCGGAAGGCCATTATAAAGGCTGTCGATACTCTGCGGAGTACCAAGCCAGACGATATCACCATTCGAGCAGATAGACGTGAAGTCAAGCGTCAAGTGATGAATACGGGCCTTCTGGACCTGTGTCTGGCTGTTCTTAGAGGACTCAACGTCGTCTGCAATAAGCAGGTCGGCGCGCTTACCCTGCATGTTACTGGTGATACCAATACATGCGATCGAGGGAGATTTCTCCGGTCCTTTAAGAGAGTAGTGAATATCGAAGGCAGACACGCTCGATCTGTCACCAGCTGACCTATCAGGTCTCAGGCATTCTAGTTCGGGCATACCCATAATAATCTGGATAATCCAGTTAGCAATTTCTGTAGCCATATCACTACCGGCCGATATAATCAGTACTCTAGTAGTGGGGTCCATGATACAACGCCATACAGCGTAAGCTGCTGTAATCGTAGTCTTGGCCTGACCTCGCTGAGCCTGCACCATTCGATACTTAGGGCCATAAGCTACCCAAGCACCAATATCCTGCTGTACTTCCGTACACTGGAAGCCCATGAAGTCTTCAATAACTTCTTGCAGGAAAGTACTAAACTCTGCGTAATGCTCTTGCAGAAGATGCAAATCACCCCATCGGGCTAGTGCCTGTTCTTCTGTCTCTCTTACATTCGCCATTTAAACTCCTTTCCTAGCTGAGTTTATTACTAGAGTAGGTGAAGCCCATTAAAGAGGATCACGATAGCCAATATCGCATCCACTCTACTCTAGTCTATAAGCTCAGTCCTCGTTAGGGAACGGGACTACATTTCCAACACGCCTCTTCTTAGATGCCAAACGCTGCTCAAGAGCACTAGTCTTAGAACCTTCCTCGGCGTTACAAGTAATCTTGTTATCGGAAAGAAACTTAGTCATTGCAGATAGCATTGCCGGGCTAAGCTCAGGCTTAACCATAGTAGCAAGCTGTTCTGCATCAGCAGTCTCGGCTACCTCTTCATAGGCTGCAATAGCCTTCTCAGTAGTATCGAGAATACCAATCATTACATTGGCAACCTTCGTGTGAAGCGTGCCAAGCGTAGCTTCATTAGCCGCATTCGTACTCATTTGCCTCTCCACTTCTTCAAGGCTCGACCACCGTCTACATAGAGGCGGAATGCCAACACGACCAGACCGCCAATACTGACGATATCGTGGGAGTAGTATAGGACGGATGAATAGAATAGAGCCCATACGCTGAACGTATATGCCAGCATACCGTCAAGGTACTCCCTCATTTCACTGCCCTTATGTAAGTTGTTCGGCATACTTCCATGCCTCATTTACCTGCTGCTCGGTCAAGCCGAAGCCAGCCGATATCTGTGCCAAGAGGGGATCATCTCGTTTAAACACGAGAGTGCTCTCCCAATATATAGCGGCAATAGTCTTATCCGGTTCAGGCAGTGCGTATATAGCATCGTGTACCATTTCTGGTGTCACGTTCAAATACAGCACACCGAGCTTAAAACGTACCGGATTAAGGTCTTTAAATGTGTCTTCAAGGCCCATAGGGTCTTTTATATACTTCTGTACATCTGGCCTCTGATCATCTACAGCCATCCATTCAGGACCCATATCGATCTCAGACAGACTTACTACCTTACTGTCTTTAAAGCGTACCCATACAATAGCCATTAGTTTTGTATCCTCTTGCACTGATAATCCCGCCAACCCATTACTAAGAATGTTATGGTGCTTGTACCAGTAGACGTGTCACCTAGCGCGTACAGTCTAGAGAGTGCATCACAGCGCACCCAACCAGCGTCATTTGCAGTTGATAAGTTATCTGCACTACCGTTACGAGCCCGGCACACTACAGAACGAGGCTGAGTAGAGCCATAGCTAGCATTAGCTGCTTGGTATGGCGCAACGTATGCAATACTATCTTGACCTACACCAGAGGTGGCTATATCGATCATAACAAGTACATCGAGCTTGATACCAATAGGGATCAACGGATTAATACCCGCCAACGTAGCAATATCCGTCGAAGTATTGAACCACGTCGTAGTATTAATATAGCACTCATTACCATCTTGTGTAAAGAAGCGTACCTGTGCTGATGCATTGGTAGTAATAATACCTACACGTGATCCACGATGGCATGTCCATCCGGCAGGCACATTCACATTACTCTCAAGTACCTGTAAAGATGCTCGGAATGCACATACTCCATCAGAGTTGCGTCTAATGACGTATAGGAAGTATGTGGAGTTGATCGCTACAGTACCAGTATCGAGAAATGATGCAAGCGTGCCAGTAGTACCGCCGACTACTTCATGGTACTTACCACCAAGCCAGCCACTACCGCCACCAATATTGATGTTAGTCGTAGAGACATAGGAAGGTACAAATCCTGTGAACCAATCATTCTGGCCTTTGTTACTAATATACTCGAACAGAGTAGACAGCAAGGTCTTCTTCATACCATAACTAGCAGCACTATCAGCTACACCCAGCTCATCAGCATCGACCAGTGCGGTCTTAGAGGTGGCATTGTGTATAGCGTTAGCAAAGCTAGATGCAAGATATGTAGCAGCCTTCATAGCCCAATGGAATGCAGAGTACAGCCCACCAGACACTACTTGATCTTCAGGCTTAGTAGCCCAATCTTGCGCAGTGTTAGCAGATGCTGCCGCATTGCCTGCATATAAAGAAGCAGAGTTAGCTGAACCTGCTGCCGCGTTAGCGGAAGCTAGTGCTGCTGCTGCGTTCGTCTGTGCGTCTGCAATATCCTGTGCATTAGGACCAGCCTTAATATTACCACCTTCCCAAATGACCATCTGGCCATCAGCACCTTTCTCAATAGTAGGGCCTTCGGAACCATCCTCGGTTCTAAGGGAAGTAATACCTAGATCGAATGCTTCCTGCGCGACCATCATAGTCTGCTTCTGCATCAGATTAAGGTTTGCATCTGTAATAGGCTCTTGGTCTTCCCAATCCACGATAAGCTCGGTCTTGGTGACTACACGCTCTACTACATAAAATTCGCCTATAGGACACGGCGTACCATTTACTTGGTAGATAGTGTCCGAAGTCTTGGAGTAAGTCCGATAGACGATGTTACCGCCCCCGTCTACCTCACCAGTTACATGAATTTTCACATCAGACTGGTTAATATAGCCCAGCGCGAAAGACGCTGTGATCTGGGTTGTAACGCCATCACCCGGTATAGTTACTCGGGAATAAGCCATATTACTCTCCTTTGTTTATCCTAATAGGGAGGATGCAGGGCCGAAGCCCTACACTCAATGATGCCGCAAAGCATCCTTTATAGCATTGAAGATATACGCGAAACCATATGCATTACCAATGATAGGAGTAGCGGTTAGCGCATTAATATCTCTTGTACCGAACTGACCAGTAACAGCATGTGTAACCAGTCCCGGAATGTTAGCAATGCGGTTAAGCGTAGGAAGCACAGCAGGAGTACTCAGGATGGTTTCATCCATACCTTTGTAACCACCTACTCGAAGGTCTTCCAAGCCTAGCATACCTGCCAGCGGGTCAGTCCACATAGGTATCCAGCCAGTCAAGTTAGACTGTCCAAATGCACCCTTAGCAATGTCGATCGGGTCAAGCTTATCAGTCCTACCGTTGATCGTCTGCTTAGTCATGTATACGGCTGCTGCCGTAGCAAGACCATACGCGAAGCTTGCTGCCAGCTCTTGGTCCATGAATCTAGTCTGACGCAGAGCCTGCTTCTCAAGTGCAAGCATACCGAAGCTCTTAAGCTGCCAGAACAAGCTAGCTACACCGTCCTTGTGGAAGATCATGCTAGACTCACCAGCCATAGCCTTCTGCACTAGAGTATTAGTCTGTGCATTGAGCGTATATGCGAACTGGTCTGCATCCTTCGGGTCCCACTGAGACATGTTCAGCTTCTTCAGATTACCGTCTGTATCGAACTCGACAATACCCTGATTAACATAATAGCTAAACCGGTTCATCATATGGGGATCAAAGCCCATGTCCTTAAGACGCTCATCCGACACAAGCCCACCATCTCGGAAGTGCTTAGCCAGTCGATCAGCTGCTGTTGTAACAGCTATGCGCTGCTGGAAGTTACGTACCTGATAGAAGCCAGATGAATAGCCCTGTACGCGCTGAGCCTTATTGAGCAGCCTATCGAGGCCACGCAGGTACTCATTGCTAGTGCTAGCCTTCTCAAACTCGTGTGTCAGGTCATCCCTGAACAGTCGTTCTTCCGGTACAAGAATACTCATATGCTTGAGTTCCTGCACCAGTGGGCTATCTACATTACGCAGCATACCAGTGAATGCTTCCCCTGCATGACGCATGAAGCTAGATACACCTACAGACGCAATAGTCGGACCAAGTTCTGCAAGGTTAGTCAAGCCTAGCTGATTAAGCAGGGCAAGGTTCGTGATCTTCTTCATACGCGAGTACATAGGAGACAAGCCACCAGCAATAGGACCGTCACCAAAGTAGCTAAACAGGCCATCAATGAACTGCTCATCTATATGACGATCTGAGTTAATGGCGTCGTCAATACGCTCACCAATGGTAGTGCCGGTACGTACAGACTGCCCATTAGCTGCCTGCTCTTTGATGATAGCTTCCTTGATAGCGTCTCTGTCAGCCTTGCTGCGGATACCCTTACGAGCAAGTGCCGCTTGTCCAGCAGACCTACGCATACGCGCGGGAACCATCGTAGCAAAGTCAGTGTCTACAAGGTCCATCATGCTGATACCGTGCGAGCTAGTGTCACGCAGGTCCACGTCAAGACGGTGCTTGAAGTATCCCGAACGCTGGCGCTCTTCTACAGCACCAGTAATACGGGTGAGGAATGCCTCTACCTGAGTAGGCGTAAAGCCGTTACGGTTAAGCATATCCACAAGTGCAGCACGACCATCGCCAGCAAGCACACTAACCATACTCGTATTAATACCAAGGTCTTGATTGCGGGAACGATCGACTACAGCCTTAGCGTAGATCATAGCATCCGACATTTGCATGCTCGGATACTGTCTCTGGTAGCTCTCAGCAATACTTTCTGCTACCTGATCATATGTATACCGGCCGGAGTTGACCATATCACGAATGTTCTTACCGAGCCACTTCTGCTGAATATAACCACTCTTCTGCTGGATTGTGTCAGTACCGTTTACCGACATTTCACCGGGACGTCCCTTTACTACCCTAAGCTCATGGGCATACATCTCATCCAGCGCATCTGCAGCCTTCTTTACAGCGCCTACTGCTACGCCCTGCCCATCGTACTGACGAGCCATCATCTCAGCAGCTACTTCCCGGTTAAACCTGTTCTTAAGGTCCGTATCCCACTGCCTCTGCCACCAGCCTGCACCAGCCTGTCCTGCGTACTCATCAAAGGCGTCATGGAAAGGCATGAACCTAGACATGAGTTCCTTATGATAATGCTCCATAATACGAGCAGCAGACTTACCGTTACGGATAATACCACTAGCGTTCTCGAATACGTCATATGCCAGTGTCTGTGCTACTGCGCTACCGGAGTTCATCAGGCGTGCGAAGTCAGATGCAATAGGGCTGTGCGACAAGGCGTTATGGAAACGCTCTGCATACTTACCAACTGCACCAGCAGTACCGCTCAGATGTGCCCAACCATCAAGCCAGTCCGTAGACAGGCCAAGCTGCTGTACACGAGTACGTGCATTCTGGATGATACTCTGGACACGAGTAGACTGGATGCTACCAAGTCCCGGACCATTAGTGTTGAGCTGCCTAGCACCGATCGATGCACGACCCTTGTCAGGATCAAGATGCGGATCATCGAATGCGTAGTCAGGGATATCACCCTCGATACTAGAGGGATCAATCGCCTCTGGCTTGCGTACACCTAGATCACTCTCAGCCTTCTCACGAGTAGCCTTGAATGCGTTAAGGTCTTCATGCGCACCATTAAGCAGATTGTTATAGTTAGTGAGGTCACGCTCTACACCTTCCTGCATACTAGGGTTAGCCTTGATATCTTTCTCAGCTGCAGCCTGTAAGTCATTGAATGCTTTGATCTCATTCTCTACAGCCTGACTAAAGTAGTTATCCGTGCTTTCGAAGCTAGAAGTGTGCATGTTCTCTTTGGCACGAGGCGCGCCGTCAGTGAGCGTTGATCCAAACTCGTCCAATGTATCGGCCCGAACCTGCATCGCGTCGTGTGACCCGCTGTGCCCGAATGCGCCGCCAAGCGCACCGAAAGCCATCCCGCCCAATCCGGCGAGCGGGATATTCGCCCATTCCCCGTTAGGATCGGCAACATAGCTAGCGATACCTAGTCCGGAGCCTGTAGCAGCACCACCAATAGCACCTACTGCCACACTAGCCGTCTTAGTAGCCTTAAGTGCATCAAGTGCCGTAGCGGTCAAGCCACCAGTCATAAAGGTCACAGGCGCATCAATATCGATAACGCCAGCAAGACCACGAGCAACGAAGTTACTTACACCATGTTTACGTGATAGTACTTCCTGATCGTATGCTTGCGCCTTAGAGTCAACCAGCATAGCCTCAGCTTCATTCTGGTTACGGGCGCTAGTATACCGCCAGCGCTGACTATCGTTAATACCCTTTTCCTTAGCCCACTTCTCACCGACACCATTGCGCCAAGCAGGATCAATAGGGCCACTATTAACAGCCCTATCATACATCTTGCCGATCTGTACAGCTACGTTATCACCGGATCGAATTGCACGTGTAAAGGTGTCTACCTTAGATGACAGGTCAGGCGTAATCGAATTAGCATCCGGATTAGCCTTCCTGTCCTCAGCAGCATCATATACAGCCTGTTCGCCAGCAGACCGTTCAAAGTCTGGATTAAATGCAGGACGGTACGAAGGCTCTTTAATCATAGGATCAGGAAGCTCTTGCAGTTCCTGTGCCCTATCCTGCAGTATAATATCATCAGCCATCAAGTTCTCCTATAGAGTACCCGACAGCCGAAGCTGCCGAGTTGTTATTGTTTAGGCTTGAACATCTTGCCCATAGCCACACCTGCATCAGCCGCACCCTGCATAGCAGTATGGTTCTGAGAAGCAGTTGCAAAATCGTCTACTACCGTACGAGTAGTCCTGCTCAGGTAGCCGCCCTTATCAAGGCTCTTTACCTGCTTATAACGATCACCAAGGATCTTAGGATCAAGCATCATAGGCTTGAAAGGTACAGTCTCATCAGAGCCGTCCTTCTTATACAGCTGTACTTCAATCTGCTTAAACTCGGGATTATACGTGACCTGTACTCTAGGCTGGTTCTTATGGAACAGCCAGATAGGCATACTACCATCCGAGTTCTTACCCATGCGAAGACCAGTCTGGTCATCCCACAGAACACCCCAATGCTTAGAACCAGCGCCAGATGCAAGATACTCAGTCAGAGCATCATTTGGTGCGGTACGATCATAACCTTCCAGACCCATGACCTGATCGAGCCGTGTCTTCTTGCGTTCATCACCAACGATAACACTGTCACCCATAACAATCGAGTTACGAGCAAGGTCATCCTTAGCCTTGACTACAGAGACGTTGATAGGCTCCTTACTGTTCTGCAACTGGTAAGTCTTAGAACGATCAGCTACCCATGCAGTAAGCTTCTCCATGTTACCGGTAGCCATCTTGCTGATACGCTCAGGGTCCCAATCCTGCCCGTTGATTAGACGAGCCATCCAGTTACCACGATCCAACATATCGCCAACAGCCTGCGAAGCTTTGAAGCTAACATTAGTCTCAACCTCAGTAGCTTTGCGAATATCTGTAAGTGCGTCTGGATTAGCGTTCAGGATCGTATTAGCACGTACAAGGGAGTCAGCAATATTAGCACGTCCGTCATACATTTGTGCAGCAGTCTCAAGCAGAGTACGAGCAGCGTCATCCTCGATAGTACCGGCGAGATAATCACCACCTACCTTCGGGTTATCACGAAGCTGCATATACCAGTCAAGCGCATGCATAGCAGCCTCAGTAGGCTTACCATCCTTGCCGATAAGCTCACCAGATACAGCAGCAGAAACCTGCCGACCGAACTGTTTATCATACACGCCTTGATCTGCAAGGTTTTCGTACACGGTCTTATTGTACTCGACAGCAGCTTGCTCAGGAGTCATCTTACCTTGCTGCACTTGTCTCTGTAGATTGTCCTTGGTGTTCTTCTGCAGTGCATATACACCGTACTCTTCACCAGTGACTTCCTTAGTCTTACCCGGATTATCCTCATCAGGTATGCGGACAGTACCATCAAGACCCTTAAGACCAGACCCACGAAGCAAAGCACCCTGTGCACGGTTAATTACTTCCTTCTCCTTATTCTGCTTCTCAAGTTCCGTCTCCATCTTGGCGCGATCCTGATTAATCATCTGCTGCTTCAAGTCGTACATCTTACCGACATAGCTATCAATTACAGACTTCTTAATACCGGGATTGCGCTTACCATAATCGATAAGACCTTGACCAGCTTCCTCCGGAGTAATCAATCCAGACTGCAGCTTATCGTATAGGCTAGCACCAAGGTTACGAAGCTCCAGCGGAACTACCGTATCCTTATCAGCACGAGCAAATTCAGCGTACGCCTGACGAGCAAGCGACTTAGCATCAGCTTCTGTACCGTGGTACTGGTTATAGAACTCGTCCAGCGCTCCCTGTATCTTGTCAGCGGAGTCCAGATCACCATTCTGTACGCGAGAGATAAGGTCGGAACGGGCACGCTCAAACGTACTATCGTACTCCTTATCCTTCTTCTCATCGAAGCGTTGCTTAGCCTTGTATACTGCATCAATGTCAGCCTGATCAGCACCAAGTGCAACCATAGTGGCAATACCACCAGAGTCGTTAAGCAGGTTGTCATCACCAGCATCAAGCTTAAGCACAATAGCCTTGCTCAATGCCTTAGACTTGGACACAGGATCGAGAGGGGAGTTCATGATCTGGCGCTGTATCTGCGAACCTCTGCTCGGCGTCGATACAGCCTCCGGAGCAGCGTATGCTTCTGCACCCTTCGGGCCGTCAGCTACGTCACTACCCGCAGTTGCTACCGGCCTACCAAAGGCGTCACGAGACATAGCCCCACCGCCTGTTGCACGCGAGCCCGCAGACTTACCAGTGAAGATATGGTTACCTAGACGAACCTGACCACCCATCTCCTTAGTAGCTGCTGCAAGCCACGGAGGCACAGCGTTACTCTGAGAACCTTCTGCAACCAGTGCATTCATACCAGATGGAGAGTAGTAATATACTGCACCACCTGTAGGGTCTACATGGTGTCCAGATACAACAGCGTCGTAAATCTCACCAGCACGCTTATAGGCCGGAGAGTTACTATCCCACTTAAGAGGATCGTTACCACCTGCACCCTTGTTCCATGCCGAGAACTGGTTCTCTTGTAGAGCTACACCTTGCAGAGAGTTAGACCATCTAGGGTCACGAGAACGGTTAACAATAACGTGTGCCACTGCTGCCATACCCTCTGCACCCTCACCAGCAGCCTCACCGAGCATAGTACGGATAACAATATCACGATCATTACCAGTAGCATTTACAGGCTCAGCCACAGGCGACTGTGAGACACGGAAGTTACCGTCCTGTGTAGGTACGGATGCGTCCGAGTTAGTATCAGCACCACCCATAAGCATATTCTGGAAACCAGTGAATGCTCTGTCCTTGTTGTACTGATTGTGTGCCTCTACCTGCGATCCAGCTAGACGCGGAGCATATCCATCGAATGCAGCAGCCCATGCCTTGCGGGCTACAGGGTCCTTTGGCAGGTTCTTGAGTGCATTCTTCTGAGATTCCATCACGTGCTTACGATACGTGTCAGGGTCCATAGTCTTACCGTCACCATTGGTGAGGAAGTCCATTTCCTGTGCAAACCAGCCTTGTGCAGAGTTGACAGACTCCATAGACTGCCAGCCCTGCTCACCATACTGCCCACCAGTCTTGGCTATCTCTGCTTGGGTCTTGCCCTGCATCCAGCCAATCTTGCCCTCAGTAACAGCATTATCTGCCTGCTTATCGAATACCTTGGTAGCAATAGCCATTAGGCCGTCGATAGCACCGAGTGCTTGCATTCCCTGCTTGGAGGCGGCGTCACCCGCGCTAAGCTGCGGATTACGTACACCATATGTAGGGAGGGAACGATCAGGTCCCTTCTCCCTTGGATTTAGTGCGAGAGGATCGCTTACGACCTCACGACGACCTAAGTCAGCCATGTTATCTCCTATGTACGGTTCTTACTATCCCAATACTTACCAGCAGCATCTGCGCCCCACGAGAGGAGGTTAGCGGCTAGATTGGGCTTCGGGATTTGTGTTCTATCCAACTGCATAAACATCTGCAAACTAGATGCCTCGCGCTGATTACGATATCCTACCAACTGGTAGTTCATGTCGATATCAGACTGGCTACGGGCACGAGATGCGTTCTGCGATACTTCCAGCAGTACCTTATCGACCGAGTTACCCTCAGCACCTACAGCAGCCGCAGCTACTTCAGCAGATGCCTTAGTCTTATACTCCGCTTGGTCGATCTGGTACTTCTCTCGTACCTGCCTCTCGAATGCCATGTTCTGGTTTATAGTGATGTTATTCTGGTTACGCGAATCTTGTATCCGCGTAAGCTTGTCGTTATACTTCTGCCAACTCTTGTCGGCTTCATACTGGCGCTTCTGCTGGATATAAGAGCCAATGGCTTTCATACCAGACAGACCTGCGCTTACAGCAAAGTCACTCCATGACATGTTAGTTTCCTACAGGGATGCGCTTACCGCGCTTGTTAATGGTTCCTTCCCACTCGATATCCAGAATGGTCATAGGCCAATGGCTATCTGTATAGAAACGTACTTCTGCCTCATCAGCCTTAGCTTTGAACGGCATCTTGAATATGTGATCATCTAGTGCAGGACTACCTGTCATAGAGCCGGGACTATTAGTAATATAACCTTGGAAGGATACCTCTGGTCCATCTCCCCATGCAGTCATCTTCTGCCCATTGATCTCACCCGTACCTGCAAGCGACACGAGGAACTGATTAATAACCAGTCGTGCATTGCTGATAACAACACCATCACTGTCCTTAGCACGAGGCATAGTAGGCTGATACTCGCTGAGCATATTAACGCCCACGATAATATCCCCGCCCATCATATCCTCTCGCATAGTGACAACGTAACCAGCCTCACCGGGATCATACACAATGCTGCTAATGCGCACTGGCAGGCCGGGATGCGGGCAATCGTCACCCTGTACGATAGTCAAGGGTACGTCTGCAAGCCAGTCGAACGGAAGCACGAATGCTGTATTAACTCCGGTCACATCGAAGCGAGCGTCTAGGTGGACATGGTAATCCAGCGCACCTTCCGGCACAGTATCAAGGGACAGTCTCAACAAGTAGTACGTAGTACCGATCTGCATGATCAGATAAATTAGTTCGTCATCAAAGAACGAATACACTATCTCATGACTAAACTGCCACTTGGACCATGCAGACTGTATCTTCTCCTGATCGTTCCAGATGAACTGGTATACATACACATTCTTACGATCGTTATCTGTGTGAACTAGCAGGTGGTCATAGTTAGACGTTGCTGACATATGGACCGTGCTGCCAACCATGTACTTATTGACATGCTGAGTAATCGATCGTGTGTCGTTAATATCCGTACCACCCTCAGTGTAGAACTCACGTACACCTGCAAAGCGACCATACTTGGTAGCAAAGAATACGTTACGTCCGCACGCCTGCGGCCTAGCCATCAAGTCAGCTTCGAAGCTGGTAGTCAGAACTAGCGCAGCATTCGACGGAGTAATCGCCGACCTACCGAACAGAATAAACTGACCCTTCGTACTAAAGATAACCAAATCTTTGTTATGAGGGATAGCATACTTGAGAGTGCTAGCAAAGGCAGCCTGACTGGTAAGATCCAGAGGATCACTATCCACAAGGGTACTAGCTGACCCCACGAAGAAGTCTTCATATCGCTTACTCCTAGATGCAATCAGGTTAGGCCCTGCCAAGACGATGAGTCTAGACTGGAACATGCTGATATCTGTGATAGGATAACCTACAAAGCTAGGCATAGGATTAGTAGTGTTAGTACCAACGTTACGATCTGCCCAATCAACCACCGCTGCTGTGAAAGCGCCTGTGGTAGAATTATAGGTTAGGCAACGAGGCATACTAGTATTCTTGAGCCCTACCGACAATCCGGGAGCTAGGCATTCATACCAAGCGCCCGATGTACCTAAGCTACCTGCTGGATTGTCCATTACGAACTTTAGCCACAGGTCCTCTTCCGGGTCTACTTCCTGTGCAACGCGTACAGCAAAGTTATGCCAGCAGAAACGTGGCAAGTCTGCTACGTCACCTACACTATCGAGCATAGCTTTAGCGTTAATATTACCAGCACCATCAGAGATGATAGCAGATGTGATTACACCTACGTTGTTATGCACAGTGATGATATCTTCTACACGGCTTACATGCCACGTACCAGAGTTGTACCCATTAGCAGTCAGGCTTGCTGCCAGCTGCGAGGCAATATACACTGTATCGATCTGCAGGGCGTGCGAACTCACCGAACCATCAGGCGTGGTGAAGGATGCTGCTACAGAGTTATTAATACGAATGGTATATGTCTTACCGTAGTTACCACCAAGTATCTGGAATACTGCCATGGTGTAGCTAGTGTAGTTTGGATACGAACTTACTGCCGGGTCCTGTTCTACAATCACACCAGAGTTAGCCAGATAGGTCTTACCCTTCATAGTAGCGACCGACCACTGACCATTTGTAGACCAATACGTATCTCCACCGGGTACAGTAACTGTTGCTTGGTTTCCATTGAAGTCGAATACTTGCGGGCCGGATGCAGTGATCTTAACAATCCACTGCTTACCGTCTTGTGTCTGGAAGGTTCCCCAGCCCTTAGCTGCACCGGCTGGACCAAGTTGATTTACAAGGTCCTCACCGGGGCGACGAGACAGGCCCTTAACAGGGTCTGCACTCATATTAATCTGAGCAGTACCTTGGCCCGGCAACCTATCTCTAACAGGCTGCTGGCTAATGCCCTGCAGTAGTGATTTAAGGCTACCGTCTGCCTTCATTAGTACTTACCTCCACCGGGGTACATTGGATTACGAGAGTACCCTCCATACCCATTCACTCCCATACGGAGGTTCAAAGCATGTGGGCTTTCGAGTGCGTTAGCACCAACTGACTTAAGTTCATCACCCATCAGCAGAGCAAACGCTCTAGCCGTATCCTGCTGGATAAGTCGATACACAGTAGTATCACCATCATCAGGAAGGTACGCTGTCTCTGCTGCCCAATGCTTAAGGTAAGCACCAGCAGTAGCAGGCAGGTCTTCGATAGGGATATTAAGGACAATGTCTGCCCAGATGGCAGTATTGATCTTATTCGTATGCAGGTTCATATCGTAGACATACTGCCCACGCTTAACGAACCGTTGCTTCTGCACAGGTGTTCTGCCATCCAGAATACACTTAGTAACAGCGAAGCTCAGTGTCTCATCGGGAAGACGAATACGGCCATCCGTATCAGGGAGTAGCTTCATATTGTATTCTTTATTGAACCACCAGCCACGAGACTGGAACTCCTTAGAGCAGGCCCTCATAGCATCAATTGCTTGCTGCACGGCGGGATGCTGCGTCTCTAGTGTAGGGGTGACACTCTCACCTAGCGTGCGCAGAATATGATTTACGATCTCTAGTTCGCTGAACATACTTTACCTCACGAAAAAAACAGAGAGCCGGTTAGGGCTCCCTGTAGGGTATTAGGCAGCGAATACTGCACCGCATACGTCCGGACGGTTGACCGTAACGCCGAAAGACAGCCACGAGTCAATGTACCATACCTTCTCTTCACGGGAGAAGAAGATATCAGAAGTAAGCGGGATCGTCTCACCTGCAAGGAAAGACTTCGGATGAATGATGACTGCAACAGCCTTAGCTTCCGTATCCGAGACGTTATACGCCATACCGTTGTCAGCATTGGAAAGGAAGTGGTCATCATTAGCTTCACGCGGGATACGAGCAGACTTGACGATACGAGTATCGGCAATGACTTCGATCTTACGCTTAGCGTAGTCACCGTTGCCCGAAGAGAACTCCGAAGACATCAGCTTGTTGTTGTTGAGCAGAGTGTTAAACTCAGTCGGACGAACAAAGACAAGCGACTCTTCTACCGGGATTTCTTCTTCTTCCATCTGGACGAGAATGTCCGTAATGGCTTGTGCAAGGATATCCGGGTCAGCTTCATCACCTGCAGTCGTAAGCGTAATAGACTTACCTGCACCGATCGAGTTCTTAGCAGCACCGGCACCAAAGTCAGGAGCAGCCATAAGAGCGCCCTTAATACCCATGATGATGAATGCTTCGTCGAAGAACTTCGAAATCTGCTTACCGTGATCCTTACCAAGCTCAGAGCGAGCATCGAAGTGAATCTGGAAGTCGTTGAGCATAGAACGGGTATCACGAGCGATAACTACCGTATCAACAGTCAGCGAGACCTTACCGAACGGGGTCTGATCAGCAGGCGGGCGTACACCGGGTACAAGCTTCTTAAGCGAAGTCTTACCTACACGGTTATTCGTAATGGTCGAAGTCCCATGGACGGGACGGATCGACACGTACTGACGCATGATCGAGTCTTTGGCGAACTGGCTTTCAACCGCACCACCATACTGCTCGATAAACAGCGCCTTATCAACATCTGACAGGTTCGGACCTGCGACGTCTGTAGACATGCATATCTCCTTTAATTACTTAGATCAATGATCGTTATTCCTAATAGGCAGGACTAAGGGCGTTAGATGCCCGCAGCAATACCTGCTTGTCTACGTGCCCACAGACTATCCTTAACAGCCTTTGGTGCGCGATCTCCGCCAGCCTTCTCAAGCTCTTGGAAATAACCTACGCGACCAAGTGGCTGCGACTGTGCATCATGGTTCTGAGGCGTACTACCGCCACGTTCCAGAGGCTTACCACCAAGCGAGCTATTACCGGGTGCAGCTTCGTATGCAGCCTTGAGTGCATCGATTGCAGCCTTGCCAGCAAAGCCACCTACGTCCAGAGCCTTACGGTATCCAGCGAGGTCCTTAGCGAATGCCTTATCAGTCTTCTCAGCAGCCTGTGCCCAGAGGACAATCTTATTCCAGCCCTGCTCACCACCGACTTCCTTATAGGCGTAGTTGACGGTTTCCTGCTGTTCCTGATACTCAGTATTGTAGTACTGCGTAATACCAGTCTTAACGAGAGCAGCCTGTGCCTTGCCAATACGAGCTTCGAGTACGTCCCACTTGACCTTGTTCAGATCGCCGGAGCGGATAGCTTCTTCGAATACTACGTTACCTTCTACTGGCGTAACACCAGCAGCCTTCATAATCTCGATAGCAGCATCTGCGTGCTCATTACCGGTAGTAAGCCACTCTTCTTTCCAAGCATCATCAGCTGCGAGCTTCTTAGCTGCTTCGTCTTCGGCTGCCTTCTTGTCAGCTTCTGCCTTATCAGCAGCGGCTTTATCTGCGGCTTCCTTTTCCTCAGCTGCCTTCTGCTCAGGCGTCTTCTGCTGTTCCTTAATGGTAGCATCTACGTCAGCCGTACGGCCCTGCGTATTAAGTGCTGCTACCTGTTCAGGTGTAAGTTCGTCTTTCTTGGCTTCTTCCTGCGCCATAGTCTATTACTCCTTTGCTGCCGCCTTAGCGGACTCTACTTGCAATTGCTGTTCGCCCTGCTGCTGTTGTAGCATCATAGCGTTCTGCTGTTCCTGCTGCTGCCTTGCGGCAAGCTCATTAGGCGTCATTACCCAAGCTTCGTACGGCACCTGATGGTACTGTGCAATCTGCTGGATAAACTGAGGCGGTTTGATACCCATACGAATATCTTCCGGCACACCATTAAGCATAGCCAGATCAGTCATAAACAATCGCATGTTATATGCTTCACCTGCACGAGACAGACTATCCATACCCGTAATGACTTGCGGGCGGATCATACCCTGAGTAACACCTACAAAGTGGGTATCCTCTAGGGCAAGGTTAGCTGTCTGCTGCTGCCATGTTGCAGCTAGACGAGAGTAGATACCAGAGTTACTGGTTTCCAGTTCGTCTACGTCCTGTCGAATTTCTTCTGCAGTCACTCGTTCAGCATCGCGTCTCAGCTGCTGCGTAAGCATAAACGCCTGTGCAATCTGCTTCTGATAACGTTCGATCTGCTGCTCGATGAAGTTAGCTTCCATCATCTTATTGAACTGAGCAGTACCAATATCCTGCGGATCACCAGAATGGTAACTACCCGGCAGACTATTCTGTACCTCTACGACGTCAATCATACTAGTTGGCTTGACGAAGAACTTAATGTCGCCCATGATGGCAGACAGGTTAAGCAGTGAGTTGTTCAGGATCATAAGTGCATGGAACGCACCTGCAAAGTCTGCTACCAGACCTCGACCGTAGTCTTCCCCGTTAACGAGGTTCCAGACCAAGGGTATCCAACGTAGACCGTCTTTAGTGTAAGCCTTGTGTATTCCCAAGTCGATCTCGTCTGCAAACTGCCGAACGTGGTACTTACCATCATCCTCAAGGCAAATGCTAGTGTAGATAGTGACAGGCGTCCATTCCTCATAAGCTTTACCAGCTCCTATTTCAGGGTTGGAATTAATACGTCGATAAGCCGCATCGTGCCTAAGCCTGTTCTGTACTTCCGGATGGAAGGTATTAAAGGCTTTGGTTTCTCGCGTCATGATCTCGACGACATTACCATCACAATCACGTACTACGTGGTAGTCACGAAGGTTATATACCTTGACTGCCCCGCCATCTTCTGGATGGAAGACTAGTGCATTGCCGGTAATAATAAGTAGCTTGACGGCATTGATTGCCTGCGGACGATACTGCACCATATCAAGGTGCTGCTCTGCACGCTTCTCTGACTTGCTCAGTTCGGTCTCAGCAGCAAGTACTGCCGTCTCGATCTGTGCTTTCAGGTCTGCGTCATCTGTATCGTCTCCGCCCTGCTGCGCTAGGCGCATAGCAGTCTCAATGTAGTCCCTGATGTTCTGGTCTACCTTAAGCCGGAAGAACAGAGTCTTAGCAGGGAATAGCGTACTGACAATCTTGTTACTCAGATGGTTGACACCCTGCGAGCCGATACTATCGATCTCGATCGGCATCTCTACATCTGGTGACTGGTTATCAGGTGGGAACATGTAAGGCAGGGTCCAGCCCGCATACTTCTCGCACAGACGCAAGATAGTGGTCTTACGATTGTGCAGATCATTCCACCTAGTCTTAAGACCCTTTTGTATCTTGGTCTGAATATCCATTAGATGCGAAGACCTACCTTAGCACCACCGGTGTTCGTGTTCTTACCGCCGAGGCGGACACGACCAGATGACTCTGTGCCACTCTGATTACCAGAGATGGAGGCTACTACGTCTGTGTTCTTAACATCAGCTTCCGGCGTAGAAATATTCTTAGAAGGTGCATCTACAGCTTTCGGTGCAGCTTGTACCTCCTGTACTACAGTCTGTGCCTTTGGCTTCTTAAACAAACCACCACACATATTAACTCTCCTTAAATACTAAGACCAGACTTACCGAGACCACCTACAGGTCTACCGAATACGCGAGTCTCTTGCGTAACCGATTGATCTACAGCTTTGGTATCAGTCGTCTTGTCATCTTTGCCTGCGCCCACGCGAACAATAGCCCCGCTGTCACGTGCGGCCTCAGCTTGGGCTGCAGTGTCAGGGAGCTCTACTACGGCGGGTGCTTTAGCGGGCTTTGGTGCGGCTATACTTCCGGCAAGCCCTAGGGCACCACCGAACAAGCCAAACAGTGTAAGCGGATCACACACTATGTTTTCCTTAATGTTACTCCGCCATGTTCATTGCGTGTATAACCACACATCTCATACAGGCGAAGGGTTGTCTCAGCACTAGTAATATCTAGACTGTGACCAGCGCGGATCATATGAATAGGTTGTGTGAGCATTTCGTTAGTCCAGTGCCGAATAAGGCGTAAGGCATCTCTGCCACCACGCCACTGCTCTGGAACCCATAAGATCATCTCATGAGCTTCGAGCCTGTCTGCATACCACGGTTTGCTATAGCAGCCGAGGATGAATGCTCCATGCTCTTCAATACAGCTTCCCGTAAGGAAGTGCTCAAGGGATCGAAAATACTCAAGTACATATTCGGGATCGTCCGGTACATCAGCATAGTACCGACTTTGCGACGGCAGCTTGCGCAACTCTTCAACTACCCACTCCAGATCAGATTGGTGTAACTGTCGTACGTGCATGCCGTTTAATCCATGTAACTACATTAGCCTCACCCGCTCGATAGGCTACGTCTACAAACTCATCTCCGGGTTTATATGCAGCACGCTCTAACGAGAAAGTCTTCTCTAGTTTATCTAAAAGCTCAGGGCTGATGTCAGCCGCTATGCCCTTCACGATCTTGCTTTCGCTCATGATCTTCCTCAAAGTTGGGGATAGGGTTCATGATGAGTTCGTATAGACTGTTGTCCTTGAGCCAAGCCTCTAGCTGTTTAGGCATAGGGCCGCCTCGGGCTACGAACTCAATTGCCGTGACAATCTTGTCGTCATCAGACAAGTGTTCGTAGCTCAATTGCGTTCTCCTTAGTTAGTATTCCTAATAGGCAGGACTAACCAAAGAAGAACGGAGACTTAAGGACTTCGGTAATATCGAGATCACCATACTTAGGAAGCTCAGGCAGCTTCTCTTTACCAATCATTTCTTGCCAGTCTCGGAAGCTAACAAGTGGGTCGAACTCTGTGTACTGCTCAACAAACGATTCCCGTATAAGCCTATGCAGGGTATCAGTATCAGCAGCGTGTGTGCCATAATCGTCATGAATAAGAGCAAGGCTCGTAATCCCCGCTTCTTGTGCTTTCAGGATAGTAGCGCGTAGATGCGCTCCGTCTTGCGAGTGCACGAAGTTCGGTGCAACGCCGTTCCTCTGTCCATTCTTGTCCAGTGTCTCTGTATAGTTCCCTACTCGGGCTTGGTATCTCCCGCCCAACACTGTGTCGATCCGAACTACTTCCATCTCGCGTTCGAACATATAGACTATGAAGCCATCCTTCGTTCGCCACGTAATCCCTAATCCTTGTTTCGACATGACGCCTGCACATTTCTGTAGCCAGTCCATGCCTTGCCTCGCGGCAACCACAACCTCTCCAATCGAGTTCCACAAGTACGGAGTTAGAGCCGACGAAGCGAGGAACGCAGATAAGCTTGTAAAGTGAGCCGGAGCCAACTCGTTGACGGCTTCGAAGATATACTGTGTACAGCTCTGCCGAGTGGAACCATAGGGCATGGTCATTACAGGCCGCTTTGCTACTTTGCGGGGCATCTTCCCATCTCCATAGCGCACTGCGAATGATACCCACTCCGTCGCCACAGCACTGACATCCGAACCCGCTATGCTTTCTTTCTTTACCTTGTCCAGACATACTTGTGCTACCTGTGCGTAGATATCGTTCGGGCGCTCAGCAGCGACAAGGTTTGTAGCAGCTCCGCCCACAGGGTCACGAAGCATAGCAGAAAAGTGCTGCAGACCATTGCAGCTACCATCAAGACCAATAGGCAGATAAGATAGGTATTCCTCAGGGCGCTTACCAACAAGCCGACCATCATGCATCTCCTTATATTCGAACAATGCCGCCAGAAACTGGTACGGCTTATCAGCGTCTTTCCATATATCTATGTGTGCAATTGGATCGGCTGCCGCCGCGATAAATGCATTGTGTCTCTGATCGACCCATTGGACACGCTCATCATAATGTCCCTTATCGAAGCCATATCTATTCGCAAGATGTACCTTGAGCCAATAGACACCTCGACTACCGAGAGGCTTTCCTCCGGCGAAAGTAAGAAGTCCCTTAGCAACATCGGGTCCTTGCGGGCTAAATCCCGATGTAGCTGTATATAGTCGTCCACGGAAATCAAGTTGCCATACGTACCAAAATCGATCATACAGGCTATACTCATTTGCCGCTCTAAGGATAGAGGTAATCTGGAAGCACTTTCCAATACGCTCTTTCTCTCGTGTATACACCTCGCTTGCCTGACGCTTCCATTCCATAAAAACCAGTGCCTCAGCATCAGTCATCTCCTCTTTCTTCTTGTCTTTGATAGGGCACTCACTAGGCACCAACTTCTCGGAACTAGGTACACCTACCTGCAGGTTCTTAGCCCACACAAGTTTAAGGACTTCGAGGACCTTCTTGTTCACCTTCCACTCTACAGACTGGGCACCATTGACAGCCTGCATAACACTGCTCAAGTCAGCCCGCCGAAGGATCTTCTTCTGCTTAGGATGACGTGTCAGGACAAGGTGGCAAGCAGATCGGAGAGTAGGACTATAGTATCCTCCTTGGTCAATTGCGGTCCAGTCATCAGGTTTAATGATGCAGGGCATCTGCCTAGGGTGGATGAGTTCAGCAACCTCGTCATACTTCTGGATGAACTCAAGTGTTGCGTCTGTTGGCCGGATAACAATAATAGTCTGCCCATTACGCTTATACTCACCCTTCTCAATCAGGTCTGTATGTTGCACAACAAGGTCGAGTAGGCGCATGCCAACGTCAACCCGCTCTGATACCGACCAAGGCTTCCATCCATCCTCATGAGAGTTGGCCGAGTGCGTAAGAACCCGGTGCATGTATCGGTAGTCTTTGCTGCCCTTGCGTTTGAAGTCAGCAGCGATCTCTTGGTAGTACGCTTTAAACTGTTGCTGGAACTTAGAGAACCTAATCTCATCCTCAACAAGTCTTCCGCAGACATTGGCGATACTAACAGGGGTTGCCTCCTTGCCTTGTCGGCTATTCTGGAATGCATTGAATATACAACGCAGTGTAAGGAAGATAGCCTTATCACTCGCAATACCACGCAGATGCACATGAGCCCTAGCTGCATACCCCGGACCCTTACGAGGAACGATGGCTGCTTCTAGTGCTTCTGTTAGAGGCTGAATATACTCATCCATGAGACGACGGGCGAAGCCAGTCTCTGATCCTCGGCCACCATCTAGTGCAGCTTCTTTAGCTTTCCGGTATGCTTCGATACCTCGCTGTACCATCTGTTCTTCAAGTTTCAACTGTGCTTCGATGCTGCTCATTAGTCTTTAATCTCTCCTAGCTCAAGTGCTTCATCGTACGAAGTAATGTAGTAGTCATCAGACATATGGGTCATCTCAGGTAGTTCATCTTTATAGCACCATGTGCCATCAGGCCATACACATACTTGTTCCATTAAGCTCTCCTATTCCAATGCTGTGCCGCACGCTCCGCTACCTGCTGCGCGTTCTCAGTGCACCAGCCATTCCTATCTTTTATGCTGTGTGCACTTATATTTGCAGGGCATCCATGACAATTTATGGTAACTTTAATACCATAACCAGACCGCTCGTCCTCGTGCCTGTCATGTACATGTAATGCATCTGATCCACAGAAAGGACAACTACTTAGTTTTCCTAGCAGCCCTAGCCTTGCGAGCCCGTTTGTTTCGTAGTACACGTTTCTCATCCTCGTTACGGTGTAGGTGATACAGAAAATTGTTAGGGTTCTGCTGATAATACTCTAGGTAATCAGCGAGGTTACGTAGGAATGGAACTAGCTCTGTGCGTAGTCCACCACCATACCTAACGAATGCGTTCTTTATTTTTCCCTCGGCTCCGTTACAGCCACGGCAGAGGATACCACGAACACGACCAGTGACATGATCATGATCCATACAGCCATCAAGGACAGTAAGACCCCGATGACAGAGAGGACAACGATTGCCTTGACGACGCGAAAGAATCGCTTGCTTAACAACCGGAACCTGCTTAGCAGTGAGGCGAACAATCTCATTCGACATTCTCTGCCTGCTTGTTGTAGTCATCGATAGTAGCCCGGTGACGCATGTACTGCGTGGGCTGGCTATGCTTGATAACCGTCTTCATGAGAAGCATTAGTTCGTGGGTGTACAGAGTGCGGCCCAAGTACTTCCGTACCCACTGTCTAATGACGCGCTTGATACGACGACGATCGAGAGCATCGTTAGTGTGTATAAGAGCACGCTCATAACCATCGGGTGTTGCATACGTGATAGTAACTGCGAAACCATGTGGATACCTCATTTGCGGTCCTTTACACTAAGCCATACAATAAAACCCGGTGCGAGTGCCATCATAAGTACAGCACTTGCAACCACACCAAAGTATAGGTTTTCCATCATCCTGCAATGACCTTTTGATATATTGTTCCGTACGACTCACGTACGTTAACTTGCTTACCATTGCGTAGCATGATATAAGTACCCTTAGTCGGATCACCAGCAATCATAGGCGCGTACATCTCAATAGCATGTGTAAGGATGCCAAGTGGGTGGCCATCCTCCAAAGTAACTTCGATAGCCTTAGCCATTCAATACCTCCTTAAAGAAGTTGAGTACACAGTCTGGATTATGTGGCTCCCGCCTCATCCACAGAAGCTTAGCCTCAGACATGAATACAGTCTGCCACGGTACAGACGTGCCATCCCGATAGTTCACAAAGCCAACATCTCGGCCATATGCTTCGTACAGGCCCTTCACCAGAGAAAAGGCTTCCCGGTTATTACGACTATCCATAAGAAGATAATCTGCATGGACAGGGCCAATAGACTTAGGCTTACTAAGATGAGGGCTACAATGTTTGAGTAGACCTGCAATGTTGTCGGCCGTATCACCCATGAGCATCTGCGCCCAAAAGAACTTCTGCCCGTAGCCCTTGATCTTCTTTGCTGACTTAGAGTGATCTAGCCAGATGGTTCCATAGTTGCTTGCGTGTCCTATCTCGTCCTCTGCTTGCCCAAGTTCACCAGTGTCCCAATCCAAGTGAAGACCCGGCACCATGTTGAGGTCCTTGTCTTTGGTGCAGATGATGCTAAGGTTGCCAGTTCCTGCTGCCAGCGCCGCGTACTGCATACTAGACATTCCGTCATCTGCCTCGCATAGCTGGTGTAGGGTAGATGGGAAATTTCGTCCCATCCAGTCTCGCATGATGTGCAGCTTTGCTGGCTTGGGTTTGTCCTGACGATTGCCTTGGTATTCCTTTTGTATCGCAATCTCATTACGCCCTCCCTTGGTGCTAGTGCTTGGAGTAAGGTGCAGATGCACGAACTGTGCAGCAGCCATACGGCGCATCTTCTCGACTGCTACCTTGGTGTTATGATACATATCATCCAGAGCAATCTGCTGACCTTCTCGCTCATAGCTAACCATGTAAGCAAGGAAGTCAGCATCGATGTGCACTACACGTCCCGGAACTGTCTCTGGAAAGTTCTCAGCCTTCATCTGAGGCGTGAGTGCACTAAGGTCTATACCGTTAATTATCATGCAGCTTTACCACCTCGAATATACAATGTTGATGTAACCGAGGTGGAGAGTCCACCACCGGTAAGGATGATCTTTAATCTTCTGCCAACCACGGTATTTAAAGCCGTGCCAGTGCGTAGTCAGATTAATAGTGAGACTCATTCACTTACTCACGTCAGACCGAGTGCAGCCAGCGGATCATCAGAGGCAGCTACAGACGTCTGTGTACCCGCACTTGCATTTTCTTCTGGAAGGTTGTTCCTGCTGGAGCCAGTCGAGGCATCGGAGGCACCTGCACCACTCAGGGTGCTCAAGTCTCGAAGGCCGGATACGGTTGCTTCCAAGGGCGATCCCGTAAAGTTTGTTGCCGACATGATCTTTTCCTGCAGCCAATTCTTAGACTCCTGAGTAGTAGTACCATCAGCATTCTTGACTTCACGAGTGCCGTCAATATAGAGGCTATCCCACGTTGCCTTAGTAGGATTATCCCACAGGAAGATACGGAGAGGGCTAATAGCATCGCGGATACTCTTGGAGATGTCAGTAGACGTGCCAGCCAGCGGATCGACAATACGCGGTGCACTAATACCCCAGCCCTTAGCCTGAGAGTAGATGTTAGCGTAAGTCTTCTTACCGTCTTCAGACTTATTGTGCTCAATATCGATAATGAAGCACTCATTCAGCATCTCTGCGATGTGAGTAATCTCAGTTCGGCCAGCCTGCATAGCTTTAAACAGCTTGTAGAACTTAGCCTTCTCAGTAAACTTCTTAGGCATTTCTACTGAGATACGATCAGCAATGAGCTTCTTACCACCCTCTACTTCAATCTCCTTAACATCCTTTCGGTTGTCATTATTCATAAGGAGTTCAAAGGTTACTCGTACCTGCGGAGCAGCTGGCTTCGGCTTACCTTCATAGAGAGTAACGTGATCACCAAGTTCAATATACTCAATGAACCTACCTACTGTACGTCCGGCACTAGGTGGTACATATGTAAAGTCTCCACCTGCCTGTACTACAGACTGGTCTTCACGCTGCTTAGCTCCTGCTACGAGGCTCTTGATATCTTCCATTTCATACTCCTATTTATAGTCCGGTCTGGACTGATATTGATCGGCTGATTAATTATCCTAATAGTGAGGACTAAGCAGCCAGTGCAAACTCTTCGTTATCGTTATAGTGATGAAGGTCCATCATGTTCAGACCAATCTCGGCTTCAACCGGGAACGGTACTGTGATGTTCATATTATAACGCTTGTTGTAATACTCAGGGATGCTCTCCATGATCTTAATGACTTGGGGAACAATCTCATGAATATGGTCTACATGGATGTCGAACCATACGCAGTCATGTACGGTGTTAACCAGAAAGGCTTTCCCATTCCAGTTACCATTAGCCGAAAAGTACCGGAATAGTCGTCCAAGTATCGCTTGGACAAACTCACCGCCAGTGCCTTGAACCGGGTAATTCTTAAGCTGCGTAGGCGAAAACGTTTGATCCTGTCCACGTCGCTTGACATAGTCTGGAGCGTCAAATGTCCGGAAGGCATACCTAGTCCCGGTAGGTGCTGTCCAGTAACCCTTACGGAATACACGGTAACGCTGCTGTACTTCGCAGAAAGCATTGAATGGCTCCGCCGTGGCGTTGACCTGCTTACTGACGTTGTCATTGAAAGCGACAATTCCGGGATAAAGAAGGTCTTCGTTCTCAATTAGTTGCTCCACTTCATCTACAGGCATGCCTGTTGTGAGCGCAATCTTTGCCGCCCCCGCGCCGTAAGCACGCTGGAAAGAAAAGATTTTACATTTGGTGCGCTCTACCGGTCCGCTAATACCCTCGTCTATACCGGTAGGATGGAAGGGTGGCGCACCCTCTTTAGGCTTACACCACTTAACAGCATCATCATAACTGATCTTAAACTTAGCTGCTACGCGCATACAGTGAAAGTCAACTCGATCTATTAGGTCTTGACATAGTTTAGCATCACCTGATAGTACACCTTGTACCACTACTTCAAGCTGACTGTAGTCGATTTCGACCATTCGACCATTCTTACCGAACCTACTAACGAACATCTTCTTAACTTCGGACTTAGCTACCCCTGTCTTTTTATCAGTATCGACACGAGGGATGTTCTGCATGTTCGGATCATTAGCACTCAGTCGAGTAGTGACTGTGCTTGTATGGTTGAGCTTGTGGTGTAGCATGTGGTCCCAAGGTTGGACACACGTGAGCATACCTTTAGCCTCTCCTTTGTCGTTGACCGAAACATAGTACGTCCCTATCTCCTTGTTCAGTTCGTTCTTACGGTCATACGCTTTGAGGAATGGGATGTTGGTTCGAGCCACAAGCTCTTCAATAACCTCACCGCTCGTAGAGTAGATTGGTTTTCCTTCCGGGTACTCAGCTGAACGCTCTGCGTCTGTTTCAGCACCCTTCCACGACTCTTGCGGAATAGTATATCCATCCAACTTGTGGAAGCGGTCCTGCCATTTGATCTTGAGTTCTCCGAGTACCGGTACTGCTCTGAACTTAGGAGTGCCCTTTTTCGGTCCGCTCTTGATAGTGTCTTGCTCTTGCCAACCAAGACTGGTCTTGCGTCTAAATGCCTCTGCTCCATACATGTTAATGTACCCGACGCACTCGGTCGGCGACACTGGATTATTATCGAACAGCGGCCATTTCTCTTCCGCTTTATAACGAGCCCACTCACCGTTCTCATCTTTGTATGGCTCCCGTACTTGATACTTCACTGTCCCGCCGAATAGCAGGCAACTCACCTGTATCCGACTGTTCCAGTTGAATTCCCATGGAAGGTCCCGGATGTACTCGTTCAGGACCGTAGTCTGTTCTGACAAGTCTCGCGTTAAGACCTTTAGCCGAGCCGAAGCGGTGGCGATGTCTACCTTCAGACCATTGAACTCCATCTCCGTAGTACACAGCAGGCCGTCCATTCGGTCTTGTATCATCTTGGTCATTCCTAGCTGTGTCGCTAGGGTGATCTGTTTCAGGAAGATCAGTTCCGTGTTCCCGATGTCGCCGGAGTTCCGCTGCTCTTCTTGGGTTCCCAATAGGTAATCGGCCAGCAGGGCTTCGCTGATCTCGCTCGTCTTCACTCCTGCTTCCCATAGAAGCTTTACCTCATCTAGTTTGCGCCTACCTCCATAGCTCTCAATGATATCATCGAGGGCCACCATCTGTACTTCTTGCCCGTGACCTCTGAGTAGATACTCAACGTACTGGCAATCCCATATCATTCCGCCTCGTTTGAGGAAGGCCCGAAGACTAGGATTTCCTTGGGCAAGCTCCCATAGTAGGTCGAACTTGATGTTGAAGCCCACAAGAAGAACCACGTCATCAGGAATATGCAGGTAAGAGGTACGATCATGTGTAGGATGGTACGTAGCATACCCACGCTTATCTCCTTGCAGCTTCCAGCCTCGCATAACAACCCAGTTATCTGGACTGAATGGATTAGCCTTGCGTTTAAATGGTGAATGTGTCTCGGTCTCCAAGTCGAAGACCATATAACGACCCATGCTCAGTCCTCCAGTATCTCTTCCATTAGCGGACGAGGTTCATTACCTAGTAGACTATGGATAACATTCTTGCGCTTGATAAACAGGTTCTGGCGCATATGTTTCTGAGTGAACACTTCCGGGTTAGCTGTAAGCTGTCGGTGCGCACTGATATAAGCAGGCCAGAAATCATCAGCTACTACGATCACATTCCAGCCATACTGTTCCGAGCGATACAGTGCAGTGATCTCACGAGCTTCTTTGGCCGCTGCATACAGAGGATCATCCGCAGTAGGATCGTACTGTGTCAGACGATAGTCACTAAGAAATACATACCAATGACTGTAACCAGCATCTAGTCTGTAGCTTTTAGTGCTCTGCATTTGTAGGCATGCACGTTCTCGAACAAAGATATCTACATCCTTAGCAGACACTGGATCGACGATAGTACTACCTGACCGAAATGCCTCAATGAATATGCACCAGTCGTCTGCTGCACGGATACTATCCTCTCTTGAAACGGGTTTGCCCACGTACACCTGCGACGGGTCCCATAGGGTTCGGATTGGTGATAACTGTTCCGTCACTATACATCTCCTCTATAACAACTTGCCCATTGCGTATTACTGCGCAACGAGCTAAGCATTTACTCTCGGACGTCCGCATCTTTCTTGTCATCTCTCCACTGGATGAAGCGACCTTCTCGCAGACCCTCGTAGGTATCATCAGGCATATAGAAAGCCTCAGCCAAGCGGCGCTTGTACTTACCCTCTCGCTGTAGAACCCACAGAAACTTACGCTCCATAGCAGTCAGCTTACCCGGACCGATATTACCCTTGATTGTCTTAAGAGTACCATCTGGATTGATACCATACCAAGACACGTTGACAGTACCGACCATACCCTTTGGTACACCATACTTGTCTACTGCCTCTTCAAAGCCAGTAACCCACACGTCCAGCGTAGACTGCCGCTTGATCTTCATACCAGTCCATCTACGGAAGCCCGGCTGATACGGCTTATTAAGGTCATGGAACACTACACCCTCAGCTTTCGGGTTAGCCTGCATGACCAGTTCGAACGCCTGCTGAACCGCCGCAGGATCGTGTACGACGATGCCGGGGATGATCCGCACCGATATATCATCCGCACCCGTTCCCGCTCGCTGTAGGGCAGCTGTGAGGCGCTGTTGGGCCACTATCATTCGGCTGGAATATGGCTTGGCCGGTTGCCCCTCGCAATCGAAATCATGTAGGTGCATAATCAGCTTCATACTCTCCGGTGTAGGCTTTTTCTGCCTAACCAAACCACTGATGTCCTTGAATGGCATACCCTCGATATACAGCTCACCAGTCAGCGAACCACCTACATCAAGCAGGTGCTTACACACAGCTACTACATGCGGGACTGACGTGATGACTTCATTCTGGCGTGAATAACCAAAGCAGTGCTCAGGACCAAGTCGTCTAACTCGGATAGGGACGCCATCCAGTTTTCGGGATACGAAGCCGGGGAAACTGGCCTTCTTTGCGTCGTACGGTTTGTAGAGTTCAATTGCTTCTAGACCCACACAGCTTCTCCTGCTCACAAATTACATACTCAAGGCTACGCTCATCCATGTAATACCGATGAGTAACAGGAGCACAGCCAGACAACAGAACAATAGCCGCATAGATAACGACTACCATAAGTAGCGTCATCCATGCTTGAATTTCACTTTTGTACACGGCGCTTCTTCTCCCGCTTAGCCTGCATCTTCTTTAGATGCTCGACAATCTTTACGGCATTCTCTAGGGCGTCGCATGCTTCCTTGCTAATAGGACGATTATCAATCATCTTATTATGCAGTTCAGCATCGATCAGAATAGCACAACAAGCCATGACTGCACCAAGGTTCTGCACCTTAGTATCTCGTGCAAACTTCTCGCCATGCTCAAACAGAGCAAGGTGCCGCTTAGCTGCATCAATATATGTCATGGCCTCTACGGCGTTTACACGCCAGTTATAGAAGCCATACTTAAGCGCACCATCAAGATGCGCCTCGCACTGTGCAAGCTGTGCTGGCAACGGGAGCAGAGACAGCGACATTTTCTTATTGCCGAAAGCTTCCTTCGGATTAGCGTCCATACATCTCTCCACCGAATGCTGCTATATACAAGTCAGCAAGCTGCCACCTAGCATCCCGCCACTCCATCTCACGAAGCCACCGTTTCGGAATACCAAGTGGTTCAAGCTGGTCGCCCATACCGAGTTCCTCGATAACAGGGAAGAGTGCATTCCGCTCATCCTTGTAGATGCGCTTATCCCACTCATCCAGTTCATCGATCTCAAACTTGGTTACACCATGCACATACAGTACCTGATCCAGCGCAGCCTTCTCATGAGTCTTGTAGTTAGGAAGCTCTTTCTTGAGCGGCGAGGCTAGGTCATTAAACCATGCCTCCGGGAAGTCATGCAGGATAGCTGCCTTCTTGAGATGCCTAGGAACCGCCATACACAGGTTCCACGTGTGCTGTGCTACCGAGAACGGATAAGCGGCATGCCCTGTAAAGCGGTTAATCTGAGACAGAGAGTGAATGATCACTCTCGGCCTTACGTCACCTAGCTGGATATCCAGCGGATCAACTAGGCGGCCATCGCTAGTTCTTATGCGCGCCATTTGTCACCTTTCTGTGTAATCATTTGTCGCTTACCGTTTGGATGGGTAAGGATATGACTTACCGACCAGCTGGAGGGACCTTTGTTGTATCCCATACGTAGGGACGCCAGAACACCTGCTGTCCACACTCCGTCAATGATACTGGCCGAGTGAGTATGTCCTGTGTTAAGCTTGCGTCCAAGCTGCCTGTAGCCTTTAGGGCTTCCCTTTGCTCCATTCGGTCCAAGATGACCATGTAGGCCAAATTCAATGTCATGGATGACAAAGCTATCGTCCTCCCTGATATTGATCCAATTGCTGTATGGTACGTCATGCTCATACGCTGCAGTAGTCAGTGCAAGCCAGAAGCTATCATCCTCTAGTCCGTTCTCGATCCGGAAATACTTACTGTACATATGCCAGTGGTAGAAGCGAGCATTTGCCGGATCGTGCTTACCATCGAACTCACGTAACCATCTTTCGAATGCTTGGTCATGGTTCGATCGTACAACAATGGGCACCGCTCCAGATACCCTAGTAATCTCCCCAAGTATGACCGCAGCATGCTTAAAGTTCTCTTCTACAGTATCCATACCTCCGAAGTGCTGCTTAGCACGGAAGAACGGGTCTTTAATATTGTGGTGATTACGAGCCTCGAAATCGAGTAGGTCATGGATAGCTACGTGAGTTGGCCGAACCCTCTCAAGGAAGTCCATTGCCACCTTAAATGACTGGTCATCCATCTTCTCGGCATGTATGTCTCCAAGGTTAACAACTCGTTCCGGCGAGGATGCAAACCTTTCTGACACGTAATCTCCAGAGGCCGGGTAGACCTTAGCTCCTTCCACGTACTCATCCAGTTCGAAGAAGCTTCCTTCGTCGGTAGCGTTAATCTGCCTAGCAAACCACCGTCCATCTGTGTCAACTTCAACGTACAATGCACCATATACGTGGTGATAGGACGCAATTTGACCTGCTCTACGGTCGATATAGTTTCGGAGTGTCGCCGCACCAGTGGTATAGCCAAACCTCTGCGCCTGTCCAGACAGAAGCCCTGCGTAGCTACGCATATGGACCTTTGTATGTGGGACAACCATGCTGTTTGTGGCTGTATAGTTGTCAAGTCCCGAGAGGGGGTCTTTAGCCGTAGGAAGGATATCCAACTCTGCGGAGAAAACCAGACCGGGCGCAATCTGTATACTATCGTCACGCCTGTACTTAGCGATACGCTCATCGAACCACTGTTCTTCATCGTCTCCGCCCTTCGTAGCGTTCTGGAAACCAGACTTGTTATACGTAATGGCCGATACCATGATCTGTGCCTTACGATGCTTAGCCAGTGCTAACAGGTTATTCCAAAAGCCAGTGTGTAGCTTCGTGTTATTCTGCGCACATGTCAGGATGAACCGTTTACCCTTTGCCTTCTCACGGAAGTTATCAGGGGAAGGGATAACACCTGCCGTCTTAGGCTTGCGTTCAGTAGGGAGCTTACCTGCTCCCTTAGATACTACTTCTGTCAATCCTTGACTCCTGTGTCTGTGTAGTTCAGGTCAATGAACCTGCTACGTGCTGCGTCAAACCGAACCTCACCATCATCAGGTGTGCTAGGTCCAGTTGGCAGCCGGAGTTTATTCTTAGGGATACCCATGAACCGACTAGTTTGCATGTTCTTGTCTTCTACCGCACCAATCATGATTTGGAAGTCGCAAGCACCCTGCTTACCAGTCTTACTGTCCTTGAGCATACTCATTGTCGGGTAGCGCAGCCCGTCACCATCGTTACTAATCTGACTGGTAGCCAGACCAATAGTTTCATACTTGACGGATCGTTCTCGTGCCCACTGGTACATCTTCTCTAGCGCCAGATCGGTACGTGCAGCCTCACCAAACCCGGAAATGTTATCGATCATGTCATACACGATGATACCCGGATTGTTCTGCTCAATAATCAATTCTACTTGGCTATTGTTCAGACCGTGAATATCCACGATGCGCACTTTATCGAAGCGCTTCATCAGCTTAAGGTATTGCTCCTCAAGCTTATCCTCACGGTCGAGCGCCACCATTTCAGGTATAGTCAGGTTGAGCGTAGCCTGCCATACACGAGGGATAATCCTAGTCCCTAGTCCTTCATTGTTAAGCCATAGGACATTCTTATCTGCGGGTAGCTGCGGAGCCATCCACGAGATTTCACTGGCAATGAACGACGTTTTGCCCTTGTCAGGACGGGCGGCAATGATACCAAAGTCACCCGGTCGTAACCGTCGCATTGTAGAGTTAAGAGTATTGAGCCGCCATGATACACCCTCATTGTTAGTATCCTGTTTTAGAAGCTCACGGATAGGCGTTTCGATAAACTTAATTTGTTTGATACCGCGTGATCGCCGGTACTTATCCATCTGCTCTGATAGGGTGCCCATGAGGTCATCAACCTCACCTTCCCTGTAATCGGCGACAATGTTAGCCAAGCGTATAGCAACATCTTGGTCAGCAATCTCTTGTAGAATGTAAGCCTTCTGATCATCATCTGCTTCCTGCTTACAAGCGTTAGCCATGATACGGGCGTATTCCCGTACCTTCTCGTCAGTTATTCCCTTGTGCCATCCGGGGAACCGTGTCATGAAGGTAGTCAGATCAATCTTCTCATGGCTAGGAAAGCCATCGAAGTATCTACCAATGTCTGTGACTAGTGCGCTTGTCTCAGCGTCCAGTGCATCCAGATGAACCATAGGTGATAGGATCTGATAGTCCTTTTTGTTCTGCATAATCCTCAATAGGATCACATCGATCAACTAACAGTCTCCTTTGTATTTCATAGTTACTCATGTTCTTGGGGTCTCTAGGCGAGGAAATTATTGAGCACTCTAGCCCCATTAAAGACAGGCTTCTCAGGAGCTTCTTGTTTCCCTGCTGCCCTGCCTTGTCCGGGTCCAACCAAAGCCCGCATCGCAACGGCTTCCCACTCTGCCTCGACCCTGCGGATATGATCCTGTCCAATTTCCCCGATCCTAGCCCAGTCCCAAGCAAGCTCCCTGTCGGCACATACTCGCCTACTCTTATGCACGACAATACGTCCTCCACGAAAACCACGTCGTACAGGCGGTCTTGCTCGTCCATCTTCATCAGGCTTGCCCGCTCGGGCTTGCTTAGGAACACGGCAGTATTCGGGGATAGGCTGTCCATTATGTACTTCGGACTTTGGTTTGGTAACAACGCCCGCAGGACCAAAGTCTCTAGCATTGAAGACGAATGCGTCGTGTACACGGGCAACACGGCCCGCCCCAACTTCTTGCTCCATCCAAGCGAGTACGCGCTTCTCAACTCCTGCGAAATCCCCCCACGCAGGAGCCAAGTCATCCACAACAAGGATATTGGCTCGTCTGCCCTGTATTCCTGTACGCAGTCGGAAGGGACGCTTATCGTCTTCTGGCTTAGGCCCTGCCGCTCGTACTGGTCCAACTCTGCCATACTCAACAAAGAAGCCCTGTCCGACTGGTATGTCTTCTCGCACCTGTGGCAGTACGCCCATACCCTCCTCAAATCGTTGTGCAGCGTCATTGACGGGCTGTTCCCGCAGTGATTGTACTTCCGCTTCCCCCCCAATGGTAGAGACTTCGCCAGTGTCAGGAAGTTCTGCTCTGTAATCTTCATACTGCACCCGTACAGTTGACCATTCGCTCAGTGGTGCTTTAGGCAGCTTGGCCTCAGTCTTGTGGTAAGGATCAGTCAACACAAGCTGATCATCTCTCCACATGTAATTCTCATCATGCAGATCATTGATCTCGCCAAGAGCATTCTGCATACCGGACATAGACGGACCACGTAGGTGCCAGCAAATAGCAGTCTTCTCGAATACATACTGACCCTTAACAGCAGGGTTTTCCTGCACACACTTAGTACGCAGTTCATTCATGAAGTCATACTTGCTGCCAGTAAGCTTAATGGAAGACAGCTTTTCCATCTCCACTACATAAAACGTCTTGTTCATGTGGATAGAGTGTATAACCGGAAGCCACGGGGCAGGGTTGTTCATTGCGTATACAGCGAATGCCAACCAAGCATCACTTACACAGCCACCAATCTTGATAACGGTATTCCTCATCTCACTTTCCAGCGTAGACACAACCACGCTGAAATATCCCTTACCGAGCACGTTATACCCGCGCTCTTCAAGAGCATCCTTTACTTTATACATATCGTACTTCTGACCGTAGCACGAGTATTCCAGCTGTACGACGCCGCCAGCTGTGATAGCCTGCATTACAGAGTTCAACTGCATGAGATGAGGAAGCATAACCGTTAATCCTTGTTTGGTACTGCGCAGCCTTTCGCTACCAGTGCTTCATTCTTTGCCAACTGATCTTTAATCTGCTGATCGTCCATGTGGTCGATCTGCTCTTCTGTGAAGTACGTAGGGTGGTCATTAGGACCACAGTACTTAGCGCTTTGCCCAACGCTTACGCAACTGCTCACGAGCAGTACTAGTGCGCATACTTTCAATATCTGCACGCTGCTTAGCCTCACGATGTTGGGTATTCAACCAGTCGTTCAGTTGCTTGGTTGACGCGCTGGCGATCCCTGACGATCGACCCTGTATGTAGGCCGCGACGAGGATGGCCATCACGATCAGGGCCACGATAATGTAAGGCCATAATTTCGAGATGCCTGTTGCGTTTAACAATAGCGTCCACATAGTTCATTTCCACACCTTGCGAGCAATGACTACAGCGGCAATACCGCCCACGAGGACAGCAGCTGCAATCCAGCCGTACTGTCCAATCGTGCTAGCCAAGTTGATAACCGGAGACCAGTCTGTAACAGCCTGTGCAGCCTCGTTAGCGCCACCTACTACCGTAACGGCAGTACCAGCAGCTACAGCATATTTGGTAGTAGCTACAGCAGGCGTGTTCGCCGGTTTGACGAGTACAGCAACCTGCTTATTCGCCAAAGCATCTTCGAGCGTATGCTCAAAAATATCAGCCGATACATGCTTAGCCGAGTTAAGGCCATCACCATCGTAATACCCTGACCCTCGCTTGATGTTCTGACCTTTAGCATTCTTCGTCCCGGCAAGTACAGGCAAGCTTGCCCACTCTTGCGCAAGGCGCTTAGCGAACTCCACGGTATCAATTCGGCCGGAAACCCATGCGTCGTAACCACGGTCACGCAATAGCTGGTATGCCAGACGATCTTGCATGTTCGCATCAAGCTTTTCCTTACCGGTTAGCCCAAGCTTCGCGACCAGTGCGCGCAAGGTCTTGTTGATAAACTGGGGTGCGCCTACAGCCGATGAGATCATACCGAGTGCCTTACGCTCTGCATCCGTGTCGAATGCTGCAAGTACCTCGTTAATGCTCATGCTGGTAATACGCTTCTTAAAGCGCTTCTCCGCACCTGCACTCATCTTGTCATAGTTGCCGCCACTCTCACCGCGATAGATGAATGTGAGGATTGCAGCTGCTGCTGCCGGAACTGTCCTATCCAATTGTATTCTCCTGCATACTCATTGCGTTCTCACGCACGTTAGAGCTAGCCCGCTTACGAGCCACTTCTGCCAGCACATCAGGGTCCAAATGCGGATTGAAGATACTCGCGTTCTTGTAGCGGAACCATTCCCGCGCTTTATGCATTTCAGCATCCGTGATAAGTCCGAAGACTACACCGATAATCTCTTGGCGGCACATGAACTCGCTCAAGTACCGTTTAGCAGACTTCCACGGACTGCGTTCTCCTTTAGCCGGACCAGACGCTTCTGTACTGGCTTCAGCTTCTTCCGTTACTTCGATCTGGATATAAGGGCGGCCATAAACCGGGAACATATTATATCCGTCGCTTGCACGCTCTTTATCTCCGGCATGGAAATTGATTATCCATCCCGGTTTGTATGTGCATGCTTCCACAAGTGTACGCATTTCATGCAAATCCATGAGACTGTCCTTTCCTGTGCTCACGAAAAAACCTATTGATACAGCGATACACACCAATACCCGCAACCACGTAAGGCCCCGGTTCAGTTGCCGCTAACGTGTTCCCCGTATACTCGGCAAAGCATAAAGGGTATACCGTCGGCGTGTATCTCTGTATCAATAGGGCAGGGAGGGACCTTATATCCCTCCCGTTCCTTTGTGGCGGTTCAGCCGCCTTTAGAAAACTTCAAGTATTAGCCCTGTGCTTTATCGTCTACACGATATACAGCAGAACCTACATACTCTTCATTCTCGCCAAGGACAGTACGGGTAACATACTTGATGCCCGTGCCTTCTTCCTTGTTCTTCTTGTTCTGTGCAGCCGCAGCGGCCTGAATAGCACCCTGCAGCTTCTTAGCGTCAGCGTTCTCTACATCAGACAGCTTGACTTCAAAGAAGTCGAAGGACCAGTATTCGCCTTCTTCATCCGTGGCGAGTACAGGTGCAGCCAGAGACTCGAACGGGTACTTGGACTCACGATCACCAAAGCCACCACCATTCGTAGCACGAGCAGGCAGACGACCAGAAGACTTGGAAATCGTACCCGTAATCTTGATTTCCGTACGCGGTGCGCGGCTCGTAGTAGCAGCCTCAGCGTCAGCAGCTACCTCAGCAGCGGTTTCCGTAACAGTTTCAGTACCAAGGCCAAGCTGGTTGATGAGATCGAGATCAGACATTTGTATTCCTTTCCTAGCTAGTTCAAGTTTGTTTAAGCGTCTAGCCTCTTGCCAGATCGCTTGGTTATCCTAATAGTGAGGATTAACCTAGTTATACAGAGTAGGTCTTACTTGTCCCACCCTTTACGCTTCCGGCGCTCTGCACGTCTTGTAGAGCCCGGCTTGTTGCCGAATGCACCCAAGAAACTATCTTCCCGATCAGCGTTGCTAGAGCGGTCAAACTGGTTCATATAGGCTTCTTCAAAGCGCATCTGTGTATTCCCCGTTAGATACTGGTATTAGACGCCAGAAAGCTGTACGCCTGCAATCTTGGCACGCACAGCCAGCAGGTGCTTAATCTGGTCTTCAGACTGTTCACGTGCAGTTTCGCCAACGCTGATAACGTCGCGCTTACGTGCCTTCAAGGCTTCCAACTGTGCATCGAGAGCATCAAGCTCCTGATTAACGATTGTGCCTACACGGTTCTTGTAAGCATGCGCCTTGTCGATAGCACGGACAGACTGATTATACAGTTTGTCCTTTGCCTTGCGGTGCTTCGAGTGAACCTTGTCCATTCGTGCCGCATGCTTCTCTAGCAGCGCGTCGTGCTTGGACAGCAGCCCATCGCCTGACTGCTTGCTGGTTGCTTTGTTCAACAGAAACTCTGCGAGTTTGCTGATAGCCTTCACGTGTATATCCCTTCTGTTTGCGCATCCTAGCGCCTTCAATTACTGCATCCTCTATACAATCGGTATAGTAGGCCGAACGTTCTGCGGTGCGCCAGTCTTCCTCAGCGAAGCTCACGCGCACCTGTATGCTACCCTGTACACGGCTAATCCTCATACCGTGCAAGAGCAGCCTTTGCTGTGCTTCGCGAAACGTCATCATGCCGTGATAAATGCCTTCATCATCTTGCGGTAACGAGTGCTTGCAAGCTGGCGGCGGTGCTTACGGTTTAGGTGATGCATCATCTTAGCATCAGCGCGGCTAGGATAGATGATATCCAGCCCAATGTTCATAAGACGCTGAATATACTGCGCCTTGCGTGCATTCATCCGGCCCTTGTGCTGTGCCTGCTTCAAGCTCTTGGTTGCATGCTGGATCATAGAGATTAGCCCTTAATGAGAGTGGACATATGGTCGATAAGACCGGAAAAGCGGGTAGCATCGGCAGTACGCTTCTCACGCTGTGCAAGCTTGAACTGCATGCTGTACCATGTACGCATACGATGCATGACTGTGACGCCACGCTGCTTACCGTACTGATTGATGAAGTATTCACGATTTTGTACGAGCATAGTAATCTCCTATATTGCTCATTGTACACTAGGGTTCATTAAGCGGGTACTCGTAAACATACAGGCCCCGGAGTCGAACCGTGCCCAAAAAAGGGGTAGCCACCTCGCTGCGCAGCGTCACCTCTACTACCTGTATGCACAAGAATACCCGCCAATCAGCCCTACTGGACTAACTGTGCATGCGCTCGTACCCATTCGACACGCTTAGGGTTGTCCCATAGAGCAAGTCTATCCTGCTCAGCCCAAAAGCCGCGCATATTGCCATTGAATGGCGCAAGGTCGTTAGCATACGTGTTCTCGAACTGTTGCTTAAGCTCCTCTGTAACGGCGCAGTTAGCATCATAAGCGATGTGCTCTTGACTGCACCATGTATCGACATAGTTGCAGATACCGCGCTGTCTGATTATGTTACCTGTATCAAGCTCGTTGACAAGCCAGCGATAGAACATGCCAAGCATAGCTGACTGGTTATCATGCGAGTGTGCAAACACAAACGCACGCCGCTTCTCGTTCAGGTGTTGTGTGTGGCTAGCCGATGCATCACAGTATGTAGCTTCTGTGTCGAATGGGAACACAGTATCAAGCCCGTGCTGCGCAAAGTGCCGCTTCATGATATACAGCTGATCAACATAGTAATCATACGCAATGTTTGTCAGTGCCCGATACTCACCATAATCTGTACCATAGTGATGCTCAAAGTAGCGATACATGTTATCGCACAGTCCGAGACGCTTAACAAAAATGCTTTCGTCATCTGGATTGAACAACCACTTGGCATACGCCTTATAGAAGTCATGCACTGTAAGCTGAAAAGTAGACATAATATGGTCCTTTCCCCGTTAATGTCCGACCCAACTAGTACTCACAGAAATACCCCTAGTGTCGCGGACTTGCATGACACACTAGGGGTATTCGGTCAGCACTACTGCTGATACTTTCTTACGCTACTATACAAGATCACTGTGTCTGAGTGCCCACTCGACACGATCTCTATTCAGGTGGCATTGGCTGTATGCACTCTCTTCCTTGTAAGAGTACCAATGCCTATTAAATGGAAATTCCTTACGATAGCCAGCAGCCTCAAACTGCATTTCCATCTCATCGGAAGGGTGTATCTTCATGCGGGATGAGCGAGACCGTCGCTCAGAGTTATGCCGTAGCCAGCATATGAGATTGTAGCAAAGCCCGTCATTACGGACGAATGGTATATCGTCAGCTACTGGCGCACCTGCACGTATCCACATGCTGTAGTGGTTATAGAATTCAGTTAACATTCCTGATTGGGTAGTCGGCCTCATCCTGTTGTTCCTGCTTCCACTTAGGCGGGTGATAGACCCACCGCATACGGTATCCACCACGATACCATGCAACACGCTCAAAGTGCAGCCGCTCGTACCCAAGAGTGTTGCGCAGTATCGTCAACCCAATAGCCAAGAACAAGCCCGCAAACGTGCCTGCTATGACGCCTGAGAAAGTATGCGCAAACAACGCAAATATGAGTATAGTAAACAGCACGTCCACATATCCAGCATATCCCAAGAACCTACGCAAGAACCCCGTACGATGCATAGTTAGGAAGAATGTCAATGTCAGCGCAAAACCCGCGACAATAAGACCAGCTATCATAGAGAACATGTTACCATACTCCTATCCGTGTTAATGTGAGGGAGTGTTATGACACTCATGGTGGTCCGAGTATGCTCCACTATGTATCACTCGGTATCGTCATCTTAGGTGGGCTTTCTTCCCCGACTTCGTGCGCCCGTTTGAGAGTGTCGGCTTGTAGTAAGGGAGGGCCTAAGCCCTCACCTATTAGTGGTGTGCAGGTGCACCATTGGCTGCATTAGCCTGTGCCTGCTGGATTGCATTCTGCTGGATCAGATCGGCAGTAGTGACCTGTGTCGGCTTGCCCTGCTCCATCTCCGGATTGTACGTCTTGAGGAACAGCACGAGATGGTCATGGCTAGTGCCTGTCTTCTGTGCATCCTTGGTAAGACGCGCAATAGCCTGCTCAAGCCATTTCTTCATATCCAGCGGCTCATAGGGTGCGCCCTCATGAGCCTTGAACTTCCAGAACGGCTTGACCATAGCGTCTCCAAGCTTTGTCTTCTTGGAACGGTCGATACGCCATACAGGCGTTTCACCCTCTTTGAGCGGCGCATACGACACTTGGCCGAATGCTTCGAACCATGATTGCAGCGCATTGACGCGCACCATATCCGGCACAGAGGCGAGGAAGTGCGTCAGCACGTTGATGTTACCGTGTCGTGACACAGCAGCCAGCACAGAGCATGCCAGCACATGTGTACGATGCTGGTAGTTCGCACCATCCACCTTTAGGGCGTCGGTTTCCTTCTTGATGTCAGCCAGCTTGGTGATAAGCTGGAACGGCAAGGGCTGCACAGTCTTGTCAGCCTTTACCACCTTTGCGACCTTACCTGTAGATGTAGGCATAGTAGTTTCTCCTTGTTCAGAGCCAAGATGCTCAATATACCCTACGAATAGGGTATACTATGAACCTTGTGCGAACCTTATCAATGCATATGGCGCTCAAGCCAGCACACGCCAACATACGCCAGTGCGCCACCTGCTATGCCTACGGCCCATGTAGCAAGTACACAGACCATAACCACATATATACGCGGTAAGCTACGCATGGTATACACCATCTTTGTAGCTGGCAGTGAAGGCTTTGACACCCTCATTATACGCCCGCATACGCCTGTTGTACGCACGCATTTGCCGAATGAACATCCATGTACGATAGTTGCGATACAGGATGAAACAACCGACAATGAAAGCGGAGATAAGAAACAGGTTGATACCCATTATTCATCTCCCTCAGTATGTGCTGCATCATACTCACGTTCTGCCTGTTGATAAGCAGCACGATAAGCACGATACATCTTGTATTCCTTGGTGACTGCAGAACCTGCCTTAGTAATGGCCGATACTGCGATAACACCCACGCCAGCCGATACTGCAGCACGAGCTACATATATCGCTGCACCACGTAGCATAAGCACGTTTAGCATGCTCTTTACTCCATCGTTTCTCCACATACACAAGCCTGTAAGCTTGGGAAGATGCAGGACCTATTGTATGCC